TGGGGGGTGGGCGACGACTTCTGAACAGGGGTTAACTCCTGGTCAGAGGTTGTTGGTGACTGGACAGCCTTACGGCCTCACCTGCCTGACACACACGCACGCTTTTTAGGGGGGGACGGGGGGATTAGATAGCATAAGGATACCATTCTTTGACCCACACATTCTGGAAACCGTATTCTTTCTCAATAAGTCCACATTGTCTCAGTTTTTGTCTGATAACATCATAATTACACTTTTCGGGATAATCAGCTTCAAACATTATCATTCGCAACTTGGACAAAATGTCAGGATTTTCTTCTATAAACTTACCCAGAAATCCTTCACAGTCAGCAACTAAAACATTGAAATCTAAATTATATCTTTGCTTTATTTCTGTGAGAGTAAACGATGATATATCTGATTCTTCTACTTCGTAAGACGTTGTTGCATATCCATTATGACTTTCAATATTAGTTAATTTATATTTTTTATTTGAAATGAAACCCTTTACAATTTGAAACTCGCAGTTGTTGATTTTTTTATTCAATTCGAGACTTTCCCATACTCTACTATCGGGTTCGACGGCAACATGTGCATATTTATTAAATAATTTGGAATTTATAATACAAGAAACAGATCCATATCGAGCTCCAAGTTCAAGGACTATATCACTTCCTAATATATACTTACTAGCCAGTCTTTGCTCATCAACCTCTAGAGCTTTTATGTCTACTGGAACTCCGTTATGGTCTCTTATATCCATTACTCTATATATACACTACTTTCTTAAGTTCGAAAAAATGACGACTTCTGATCAAGGGTTAACTCCTGGTCAGAGGTTGTTGGTGACTGGACAGCCTTACGGCCTCACCTGCCTGACACACTCTTTCTTGTCATAGTTCGAAAACTTCACCAGGTATTTAATACCATCAGGCGTCGAACGACTCTTGTGAATATATTCAATCGGTGCGGAGACTTAAGAATAGCAACAATATCTAAACCTGGTTTATTTGGTCTGGTTGTAGAACTTCATATTGTTTACCCGAGCCATATATTGGACCAAAAAATTGCGAACAGCTTGACCCTGGCGCTGACCTGTGGTTCTCTTTGGGTAAACTACAAGAGGTGTAGGTGTGGCATGACCGACAATGAAAATTTCATCGATCCAATTCACCTTTCCGGAACCGAGAGCTTCGCTCATAAACAGATATGAATCGCGATATAGCTTTCGAACCTGAGCTTTTGTTGATGCAAATCGAAATCCCTTGCCGTTTTTATAGGCCTGAACCGGTCGCATCTTGTATCGTCTCCATGTCTCTTCGAATGGAACGGTCGGGAAAACCACGACGATTTTATATCCTTTCAGGAGAGGACCGAGCCAGGACCATATCCAACTCGGAAATCCACCACCACCTGTCGTCTCAAATGTGATATTTTTGCGAGCCTTGAGAGACTGCTGCAGTAAATTATCCATCTTTGCACCAATATCCAGACCCTTTGTATTTTTAGAAAATCTGACATCGGTATATACCTTTGCAAATGCAGCAACCTGATTCACGGGGGCGCGGTTAAGAAACTTATTGAAATCGGGACTGTTTGGTTTTACTAAAAGTCGGTTTACAAGAGCTCTTGACCTATTCGTAAAGGCCTGTGTAGCCTCAACTGCATCATCCACGTTAATATTTATATAAGAGCTGATTGGATCTCCCAAATTTTCAATAACACTCCTAACAGCACCAGAACCTTTTCCTGATGCTGGTGGGCCATATTTGATGATAAACTTTGGCTGTCCGGTCGGTGTTGGTAGATTATTCACTCGACGATTATTTCCAGAGAATAATTTTGCAAGACTGTTCTCTGTAATTTGATTTAACTCGGCTTTCAAGTTAGACATATATCTATTATAAATATTTTTTTTTCAAGCATTATTGGGAGCAGGATAAGGGTTATGAAAGTTAGAATATCTGTTCTGATGATGTTTCCATACCATATACTTGCGGTAGTTTTGTAATTCTCGCTTGAGGTTTTTCTTGTTTAATTTGTTAGCCAAGTAATGCCACCTCTTGATTTTATTGTTGTGAATAGTGTTATATCCAATGACCTTAAAAGGTATGCTTTTCTCAAAAAACCCCCCGGCGCCTGCTGATACTTCCTCTGTATAGTAGTGTCTTTTCGGACCCTTCACCTTACGCAAGTGATTCAACGCATTGATTGACTCTCTGTTAAGGATATTCTTATACTCCGCGTTGTTGTTTAGACTCGCTTTAATTCCGCGGGCTGGATGCATGGTAATATAATAAAATATTTTTATATAAAATGGTTGACTTGGATTACACTACAAATAATATCTAACGGTGGATCTTCGACGAGTCGGTACTTGTCAGGGACATTGGACGGCCACACATAGCCGTGATTCTCATACTCTCCAACTTCATATGAATAGTAGTCTGGCTTTTTACGGTTGAGTGAAGCCTGGTGCGAAAGCATCACAGGGCTCCATCCCCACCACCAAGGAAACACAGGGTTTTTGCAGTGGGGCAACTTTCGCATAGTATTATTATACCCTCTTGATATCCACTCATCTATCATAACATTCGTGTACATAGCAAGTGCACACGAATGTCCTTTCCAAGATTTAACTATAGGGTGATTTTTCCAACCAGTCGAGTAACCCTTGATCGTTTTCCAGATCTGGTAAGCCTCGACTCGCTGCTTGCCGAGTCGGCGATAGTCTAGTGCCTTGGCACACTCTACCAGAGAGGTTGACACAACAAAGGTGTTAACCATGGATGGGACGGTAGATGGCTTCGCCCTGCTTCGTGATGCCTATGACTACAACCTCCCCTCGCTCGATAGCCTTGAGCATATCATCTCTATGCGGAATAGGAGGGTTAATAACAGGATAAGCCCAGGCCTGTGCGATGCTCATTTCTGGTGATGCCACCGAGCCATCAGACCCGCTTTGGGAAGAGACACGCTTTTCAAATGTCATATACCTGATCACTGTCCTTCAGTTTTAAGTCGTTCTCGGCCGCTGATATCTCCTCAACTATGTCCCACGCAACGGCACACTCCTTTGACGCTTTTTTAGTACAGACCAACCGGGCGTGATGGATAGCCTCCTCAAGTCGACGCTTACGGAAGATGTGAACCTGACGCTTGGGCCGAGGGCCTGGGAGAGAGCAAGCACAGATCATATATTAGTATAGAGCACAAAATGTTTATATTAGTGTGTCGAGAATGTTACCACAATAGGAACATTCTATAGAAGTCATATACTTTTCGTGTCCGAGCCAAACTTTACAAGATTTACATCTTGTCCAGTACAAGTTTGGCCGATTCGGATCAAAATATTGTCTTTGTTTGCAACTTAGGCAGTCGTAAGTACCTGTCCCATTTAGCATGTTGTTTTCGCCACAAGATTTGCACCGTGTAATTGGCATCTTACTTATATTAGTAGTTTATTTTCTAACTTAAACCCACGGAGCCCTGAATAACCAATGGAAAGAGTCATAGAACATATCGCAAACTTTTGCGATATAGATACGAGGAGAGCTCTTGGTTTCAAGCCGAGACCTCTCCCCCCTTTAACTCCACCACCGTTTCGGCCGACTTTGCGCCACGACTGGCACCCGGTCCATGAAGCATTTTTTTACTATGCAGAGGTCTTCAAGTATCTCACAGAGACGAAAACTCTTGTATATTTGGAATTTTTAGAATACGATGTCTATTTTTGGGAGGTGAAGACTGATATGACATATGATCCTGAAGAGGACAGGTGGACATTTGGACCAGAATCCAAATATCATACTATATGGGGTATAGATCATCAAGAAGATGAGGTTAATATATTTCATGTAGGAGCATCATTTCAAATGGCTGGTCATCCAGAGTTTGTCTAAAGAAAAAACTCTCTAACATAGTAAGGAAAAATGGGGTACTGTGTTATATCAACCACCATCACCAAGTTCAAGCCCGTCTATTGCCACACCAAGGCAATAGGCCTCGAGCTCATCGAGTCTCTCACCAGATACGACCCAGAACTCAGAAGATCGCTCGAGCTGGTCCACTATGACACCTTTAGCGTCTTTGAAAAACTGAATCAGGCCAACTAATTTCTGGTAAATATTATATGGGTTCCTGGTTTTCTTCACCAACCGTATATACGAATGAATATGGTCGCCAATATTATTACAATAATAATGGCAACCTGACCTACCTCCGTTACAACGGAAACTCCGTCTATGCTGGACCCTCTGGCCGGCAGTACTACACTACCCGCAACAACAACAGGGTCTACATAAACAACAACAATAATAACAACAATAACTTCAACAACAACAATAACAATAACAACTAGAGTCAACGCACGCTACATATCTAATGGAGCGCGTATTTCTGTTGGACCGTTCTGGTTCGATGGATGCAATCAAGGCTGATACTATCGGGGGGTTCAACTCCTTCGTAGGCTCTCAGACTGGTGGTACGATGTCCCTGTACCTCTTTGACCACGAGTTGAAGGAGATGTACAAGGATGTTCCGATGGAAAAGGTGGAGCTACTAACCGACAAAACCTTCGTCCCCCGTGGGGCGACTGCACTTCTGGATGCAATCGGTCACATCTTGAAAACCTTTACGACGAAGAAAACTCTCGTGATTCTAACCGACGGCTACGAGAATTCGAGCATCAAGTATACACACGCGCACATCAAGGATCTGATTGAGATGAAGCAAAAGGATGGCTGGGACATTGTCTATCTAGGAGCGGACATCAGGGGGGCAAAGGATATGGGTATTAATACATCTATAGCATTCACAGGTGACAATACTCCGGAACTCTTCAAAACTCTGAGCACGGCGATGACCCAAGCTTCGCAGACTGGCGAAAACATCGCCTTCTAGTCTGACAGCGACTTTCTATACATAGCCATGTAAAAATCACCGCGCATAACTGCAATCTGGCACGGCAACTCGTGTACATTCTCATCCTCCTTGATGTACCACTTGTCGTGCACCTTTACCAAAAGGCCATAATGGCCAGCCTCTACACTTCCTCCTTTATGCATCACGACAGCGAACAGCTTCCGATTCATAAAAGTGAAAGGTATAGTCACAGGAAACTTGTAGTTTGTCATACAAAACGTAAAGCTGATAACAGCCGGCCACTTGGTAACATCGTGATCCGAGAGCAAGTCTTGCAGATTGGATGGCTCTGTGACTGGCAGTATCATGGTTGTGAATGGCTGTTTCTTCCCTCGGATAATCTCATCCCCCTCAAAGATGGGCTTGATGAAGTCTGCGCCGAGGGACCGCTCAAACACCGCAATCAGGTTGATGATCACCTCCTGCGCATCATTCTGCTCGTTGGTCTTGAACTCTGGAAACACCTTCTGAAAGGCCATAAAGAGGTTGGTCGGGTCAACCGGCTCAGTCACCCCCTTCAGAAAGAGCTGCTTGAGCACCTTCTGGTATTCAAAGGTGATGGCACAGAGACCGGTATATTCATTCATAAATAAGTGCTGGGCAAGGGCTGGGACGTGAGCCAGACATTGCACGGCGGTGTTAAAGTAGCAGGTGTTTCCGAGATTCTTGAGGCCGCGCATTCTTACTATAGCGAGAGACAATTGGGACAAGGGTTTGACGAAACCACACTTTTTATTAAAACAGTCTACGTTTCAAGGGGGCGCCTGGGCAGACAGGCGTGCTAGTGACTTCGGGTTCGCCATCATTCTCGGAATGGTAGATGTCTGCTTCGCGCGAGTAGCAAGGGGTGCTCACAAAGGACACCATCACAGCCACTGGCTCAAAGTTCACCTGGGTGACGCAGTAGTAGAAGCCACCATCCTTTTCAAAGATGGTCCAGCCGATGCGCTTCGAGGGGTTATCGAACGACTGAACAGTTCTGTCCGGGCCGATCATATAGACCTCGTCCCGGACCGGCTCAACCTCAAGGCCCCAGTCATAGAGAGAGGGGGTGCGAGGGAGCGGGTCGTACTTTGCAGCATCCGGGTCGACGATGACCATAAACTTGAGTCCGGGGTAGAAGGCCATCTTTGTTGGTTGTTGGCGAGACACGGGGGGCACAGGGACGCGGGAGGGGGTTAAACACGCTTTTTAATTACACAGCTTCTAGCCATTCGATGCCGCCCATCTTCACCATCCTATCAGGGTGGAACACGGTCTTGACCAGGTCCTCCTTGTCGACCCGAGGGGTGATTTGGTCCAGTGGCCACTCGTACTCTTCACCCTCCTCAAGAGTGTTTATGATTCCTTGCAGGTCGTAGATGAGCTTGGCCACAGTTTCAACCTCTGGAGAAAGGCACACAGGCATACGCATCAAATCATCCGCCTCCATCCAACTATCAACCATCGATAGCATTCTCAGAACTGGTTTGTTCCCGACAATTTCGTAGATCCAAAGACCGTCGGGATAAAACTTCCCGTTTTGAGACCACTCAGCCACTGGAAACTTGGGGTAGGCATCCTTGATGAAGGTCTCGATCTCTTCGATCGTGTCAAAGAACCACTTCTGGTCGCAGCCAGGGCAGTCGTAGCGAGAAAACTCTAGCAGGTACATCGTGGCGCAGTTTTGGGCTGGAGACGCGGGGGGACAAGGGGACGCGGGAGGGGGTTAAGCACGCTTTTTAATTACACAGCCTCTATGTTGCACGCGGGATAGTTCCACTCGTGGTTGGTCGTCTTGCCGTCGTCCTTCCAATAGTTTAGTGTATGACACTTCTGGGTCTTGCGGTCGAACTTCGTAAAGTGGAACAGGCCATCCTCACGAAGCCAGATGATAATAGCGTAGTCCTTGAACTCGCGCCGAAACATGGGCTTCCCAAAGGTGCGCTTGGCCATCAGAGCGTTGAGGCGAGCGAGAAACTTGGGATCCATCGGGGCTTCTGCTTGTTTGGTAGAGAGACACGGGGGGTGAGGGACGCGGGAGGGGGTTAAGCACGCTTTTTAGCGGCCATTCTTCATTACACGAGTTCTAAGATTCTTGTCGGCAAACTTGTCGCGGCAGGCCCACTTTTCCTTGCGGTCTCTTTGGGCCTCTTTCTTCGAGTTCAGGAACAACTCATCCTCCATAATATATTCCCAGATTGAGTCCGGATCCCACTTGTCAACCTCGGTCATCACCTTGAAGGTCTGGTCAAGGTCCATCATATCTTTCAAAAAGCAAGTCATCAGAGTACTTCTGGAGTGCTTTCCTCTTGTGAGCTTTTCGACAAAGTCAACCCACTCCATGTGCTGCTCGAGCGCCTCATCGAATATCTCCCCATACAGCTCCTCATAGGCTAGGCCGATGCGTTTCTCCGCAGAAGCCTTGTTGATCTTGCGAAGGCCCTTGAAGAGGATGGGTGTGCGGCACATAGGGCAGCCCGGCTTGCCCTCCTCCTTTGACTTGGTCAGCCACTGGTTGGTGCAGCCGCGGCAGAAGGCGTGTCCGCAGACAAACTTCAGGGTGGCGTTATCACAGAAGCATACGGGGCACTCCATCTTTTCAGTTGTGTGGCCAGACAGCCTCGGGCAGCCACCCGCATCCCGCATGTTCACGCTTTTTATATAGGCCAAGATTAAAAATGAACTCGATCCTCGAGGAGCCGGGAAGCAGGATAAAGATGCTTAAACCTGGTCAATATGGTCGGTTTACCGTGAATATGCCCGAAAATAAACGCGGTCGTTTTACTGTCACCACAGTCCCCAAAAAGTACAAACCCCTCGCAAACTATTTACCTAAGAAAAATAGGGTAGCGTATCACAAGCAGCGCGTCCAACAAGCTATCAATGCTGTTCGGGCTGCTAACAGAGAAAGGTACCAGAAGGCTGTAAAAAACCTTCAGAATAGACACAAGAATGAATTAAATAAGCTCCAACAGAAACACATCGCGAACGAGAATGCCCTGTATAACAAGCACGAGGCTGAGACTAGAAAGAAACTTGCCCGGCTGCTCAACTTTGTAAACTAATTACTCCGCCTCCTCCTTCTCCTTTTTGTAGTTGGCGAGGACCACCTTGATGGCGTGCGCAGCCGCCACTTTCTCGGGTACCTTGCACTTCTCTGACGCCTGCTTCAGAGTAGCCTCGAATACAGACTTGTAGATGTCAGTCTCCATGAGAGCATCCTTGAGCTCGTCGCGGATAGCCTTGAGCTTATCCTTCGCCTCACTCTCACGCTCCATAATACGCATAATCTTAACAGGTGGCGCCATTTCTAATGTAACTAGGCGTTTACTTTTTAACTGGCAAAACTGTCACCGTCTCTGTGCTCAAGCAGGTTACAGTCCCGAGTGGGAACGATTTTGATATATCTGTGCCCCTTGCGACAGTGACTCGGACCCGTCCATCACCCCTCGCCTTTGAGTACCAAGCAGCCACACCCGCTGCCCACTCGATATCATCCTTATGAATGTTCTGATTCTTCGGAACCTTCATAACGACATGCGACCCTGGCACTTGGTGTGCGTGAAACCAGTAGTCGTGACCGGCCGCAATCTGAAGTGAGATTTTTTCATTTTCCTTTGCATCAAGACCTACCAGTACCTCGTAGCCCGATGGTGATGTGAATCGGCGAGGCATTTTTTATTATACAGTGCTTCCCTTTTTTAACCCTTGATTGACAGGATCATCCAGTTTTCATTCATATGCGGATAGACACACTTGTAGCACTTGCTTACGTTGGCGCAGTTCTGGTTTGTATACTCGCGGAGAGAGTTGAGCTCGGCCCAATACTCTGAAACCTTGTTTGCATTGTTGGTCTCGGACATAATCTTGTGGAAGATGTCCTTTGAAACAGTTGTAAACATATTCAAAACATCTGACATATCCTTGCGCTTGTTTCGCGTCTTTTCGCGGTGCTGCAGCTCCTTTTTGTATTGTTCCTCAGTCATGTCGCCAATCATATACTTGATCCGGATATCGATGTTTGTGTCTGGGTTGTAAGCTATCGTATCCCAGTTTCGCATCTGATACTGGTTGTGAATCATCACTCGCAGAATTTCAAGCAGGCGCCGAAAGCCCGGAGTCCCCTTGGTATCCCAAAAGTGGACATAGGAGTTGAACTGGTGAGGGTCCGGGTAATTGTTTGCGGCCGCGCAAGGGTTGTATGGGACATCTCCAGCCTCGCGGGGGATGACGCCGTTGTTTTGTTGGCGCAGATACTCGTAGTAGTGGGGGTTGTGCGTGCGACCAGTCTCGACCCGGCCGGTTCGCCAGCTGAAGGCGGTCTTGCACTGGGTGCACCACATCTGATCGCACCCATCAATCTTGAAGATTTGGGAGGCGCACGTGGGGCAGTTCCGAGTATCCTTGGCCAAAAGTCGAGCAGTCTCTAGATTCGCCTGCAGACAGACATGATCCTCGCCCTCATCCTTAATCTCGTGACACTGAGGGCACGCGCGGATATCGCAGAGACCACACTTCCACGCGGTCGAAAGAAAGCCCTTGCAGTCGTTTGCCGGGCAGCATCGGATAAACTGACGAGCCTCTTGGCGTGGTGCAACAGCTCGGTTTAATAGAAGACTTTTTTTGTAGTTTAAAAACTCGAGCTGCAGCTGCAGCTCTGCGCGCTCACGCCGCAGAGTCATACTATTTATGTAGGTTTCCTCAGTTTGCGCGTTTCGTTGAAACAAGGCGTAGATATCGTTCGACTTTAGTGTGATTTGCTCGGTAATCTTCCGAATCTGTATCTCGTTGTCTCGCAGTTTCTTAGCGCGCTCAGCCTCTGGTTGTGTCGCTGGCATCAGCGCTCGCTCCCTCTCGAACAGGAGCTCCTCGCGCCGAGTCTTGAGATCCTTTGTCCGGAACTTTTGGGTAAAGTTGGAACTGAGGTGGGAGTTGCTCCATCCAGTCTTGCAATTCATGCAGTGTGGATCTTGGGATGACTCGAGAATGTAACGCTCGGCACACGTTGCACATTGAAGAAATTCGCAAAATCCACAGTTAATCTTGGCCCTGTTTGACTTGTTAAACTTGTCACTGCAAACAGAACACTCCATCTTAGTTACTTAGGGTTGGGTTTTTTTAAGCCGATGGGTCGACAGTTTTCTTTTGCTCCTGAAGCTTATACTCAATCTCTAGGTCGCGAACAACATCCCACGCATTCTTGCACTCTTCCGTATCCTCGTAGTTGAAACAAAGATTCTGAGCGTGAACCTCAGCCCTCTTGATTTGAGCTGGGGTCACCTTGGGTTTGTATGAGATGGGCTTGAAAACAGACAAGATCATTTATTATGATATCGAAACTATTCTTTATGCTGGGAACAGGTAGTTGTGCCCGATCCAGTGTACGAGCAAGATTATGAATGTGGTCAACACATTCATAGTCAGAAGCATTGTCGTAATTCCGACGAGTATACCAACTTTGGCAGGTGCGCTAAGACTCATTACTAGCAACCAACTTTATTAAATTTCTGTACTCGAGACCCCTCTTGGGAAGATACATAATCTGCCTCACGCATATATCGTACGGTGTTGCACTGTACGGTAACATATGGAAGCGCATAAGAGCCAAAAAGAATCGAGTCCGGTCGAACGGCGACAGCTTATTCTCCAAATACAAGTTCGGGTTGTACTTTGCCCAATTCTTTGGGAAACACCGACTCTTGGCAAAATATTCATGAATCTGATTTTCTGATAACAGACCCAGGTCTAAGCCTTCTGCTATAAGAAAAGCGGTTGTTATTACGGGTTGTGGTGGTCTTATAAGGGAACGAAGCCACTCCATTGTGTATAAAGAGCGTATGTTTTTTATGCTATTTTATTCAAGATGGCTCCGACGATTGTCTGATTTCCGCCAAAGGCGACGCGGGCCGCGTTAATCTTGTCAGTCACATTCTTGGACTGGGCGGCAAGAGCCGTTACGTTGGCCAACGTCGGCTTGTTAAGCTTGGACTTGTTGCGCAGATTCTTAACAGCCTTTTGTGCGTTTGCATACGCCTTCATACCAGCCTCGTGCTGCGCAGCCAGCCGAGCTGCGTTGGCAGCCTGTGCGTTTGCAGCAGCCTGCGCGGCTGCGGCAGCCTGCGCATTCTTGTTGGTTGGGGCGACGGACGCAACGGCAGTTGCCTGGTGAGCATTTGCCATGGCTGCATTTGTACCCTTGATGGCAGCCTCGGCAGCTTTCTTGTTATTCTTGACCACCTCGCCCAGTTTCTCAAGAGCCTTGGCAGGAATTGCTGCTGGCTTGCCATTTGCCACGGCAGCCACGTGGTTGTTGTGGATCGCCGCAGGAACCTGACCGTTTGCGGCCGCTGCGACAGCCTCCTGTGGAGGTACTCCGTGCTGCACGGCATTCACAGCCTTGTTGGCTGACTTGACAGCCTCATTCTTTGAGGCACCCGTTGCAACGGCGGCCGCAGCAGCCTTTGCTGCCACCTTGACCTCCTTGGGGCTTGCTCCATTATTCTTAGCCTGATTGGCCGCCTCTGTGGCCGCAACCTGCTCAACCTTTGAGCCTGTGATGGCGGCTTCGTTGGCAGCCTTTTCGGCGGCTGGAGATCCCTTCAGCTCGTTAAGCATCTTGTGTGCCTTATTCATCGCCTGGGGGGTTGGATTTTGGAAGGCGTTATTGACCGCCTTGCGCGCTGCGTTCACCTTGGCTGCATTCATTTACTGTTGGGAAATATTTTTTATCCAATGCTCATAGCTGCCGATCGCAGTTATCAGTGTTTTCTCAACCATATTCTTGTGCAAAGCCTCCATTTCGAGTTGAGTTATGCGATTTTTAGCCGCATTTAGATCCTGCTCAAGCTGATACAGCTTGTGACCATCCGACTTTAGATGCGTATTCAGTGTATTCTTCGTCTTGAAGATGAAATCGGGCTTGCATGGACACTGCATTTATAGTAATAGCTACAATATCTTTTAAGTGTCTAAAGAAAATGTCACTCTAATAGTAAATGTTAGCCACCCGCCTACAAACAGCCAGGGAAAAACCGCCTTTATTCACAATCCACCAATCCGCCAACAACATCATGGCTGTTCGCCTTCGGGACCGCCATGATATCAAGACGTGTGTAGTATCTTTCAGCAATCATACAGACGCCTTCAGAATAGCCAAGCTTATTGAAGTTCACAAGGAGACTTATCAGGAATGGCCAAACTTTAATTTTGATGATAGTCAACTTGATGATGTTCTAACTCTTTCAGGTAAGAAAAATGACATGGACATCCTAAAAGAGCTTGTTATAAATGAGTGGGACGACATAGAATCACTCGTACTCTATTGCGCATCCAACTTTATGGATCTGATGAATATGAAGCAGATTGAGGAAAAGGATACAGATGGTAAGTTTAAACTCCAAGGACATATTCACAAGTTGGAGGTGGCTGATGAATTTATCCAGATGCGACTCGAGGATATTTTCCAGATATCCATGTGATGTCACTATCAAGCTTTACGTTAATGTAAAACCTTTTTGGAAAGTCGTGAATTATTGGCAACATTAGAAACTGATCATCTTGAGCTATTCCCGAATTATGATGTCTTTCTATGGATCTTTTCATTTCGCTTTCTAACCAATGGGTAAGAGTCTTTGGAACGACAAAAATATTTCCCTGCAAGAGATGTGGGCGATGACTTACATTCTTGTATAAGTTATTCCATTGACACTTTTCGTTCAATGTCCCTTTTACTCCATATGGACCTATGAGACTTTCTCCATCCTCACCAAACCCAACATCTTTGTGAGATGAAATTAGAATTTTGTCGTCATGTATAAGTGTTTCAACTACAAAGTCTAGAGGTGGCGCTTCCTCTGGTGTTTTTGCATATCCAAAATCAATCCAAGCATAGTGTGTATAGTCTGGAAACAACTCACTCGCGCGCCGCAAAAAACAAGTCTTTGATGCATTCAAAATACCATATTCTGCTACATTAAATTGTGGATCCAGTTTAAATACTTCTGGTATCAACTTTCTGAACTCTGGATCCTCTATAATTTCTTTTTGTTTGGACGTATATTTAGGGAGAAATGTATCATCTATATTGAAAGGGTACGATGAAGAGACACCACTTTCGTCAGTGAAACATACCATATCGTTGAGATGACTTATTCTTGAAAAGTTTGTGAAATATTCATCCTTTGTACGAGTACAAGCAATCCATTGTTCGCGTTTCAAGTCTAGGAATGCAGTCACCCACAAAACTCGTTTTGTTTTTTTAGGAAACCAAAACTTACAAAAGTCTCGCTCCTTGTAAAAGATGTCAAACTTTTTATAGAAGTTGTATATGATAGGGAGCCACATAGGCTCATCATGATTTACAATTCCGTGGTTTATGTGCATCTGAATAGAATCTTCCAACATTCGTTCGAACCATGCAATCTCTTTTTTTGGACATACCCACATATTTCCGTGCAACCCTGGATAAAAGTTCTTGATCATAACTTTTGGGTTGGTCCAATTCACCTTTTGAGCACCATCCAATGTGGTATTATAACCTTGTCCCAAGAATTGTTCACCATTCTCATCAATGTGAAAACGCCTCATAGATGAAATCATAATTTTATCAGGGTGAAATATAAACTCGTCTTTTGGAGGTATATCATTCTCACCAATGGAGAATCCAAAATCGATCCATCCGTAGTGTACATAATCCGGAAACATATCTGACGCTCTCTTTACAAAGTTCACCTTGGAACAATTCAGAGTGTTATAGTCGGCAAAGTGAAACCCGGGCCAAAGCCAATCAGGTAAATGTTTCTTGTACTCCTCAGAATCTAGAATCTCTTGAAACACCTTTGTGTACTTGTGCATAAACGTAGTTTTCTCATCCAGTGGATAAATATTCTGAAAACCAGTCCTTTCACGAATAATAGATGCCTGGGGCTCATCTACAAAACATACTAAATGTTCACCAAGTGGTTCTATCAAGCGTTGAAAACGGGCTAGATAATAATCAAACGTTCGTTGGGAATATGGCCAGTTGGCTCTATTTAAATCTTTAAATGCAGTCACCCACAAAACCGTCATTTAGTTATCTGAAGCAGACCTCTTTATTTGTCATATAAACAAAAGAGTACTTGTATAATAAATGGCTACCATTACTGCAAAGTTTCTAAACAAGTTTGACCCGGCCGACAAGTCTCACGTCGCCTGGTTTAAGCGCATGTGCGACATCGGAGATCAGATGGGTGATCCCAAGTCTCAGATTACTCTCGTGGCTGAGATTAATCTGAACCCTATGAAGGTTGAACTTGATCATCGCGAGGCTCTTGAATGGGTCCACGTTCACTTTTGTCTGGGTATGAAGTACGCAAGGGCTGTAGTCAACGGACAGGCTTGGGTGCCTCCCCCAACGGACCCGTAGGGTCCGAGCCAGCTTAGGCTCCACCGCATCCGCAGCCATAAGACTCTGATTTCTTAGGCTTGCTATAAAAGTACAGTCCTGTGAGGACTGCCAACAGCAAAAGAGTTTTGGCCATCATTTATATTAGTCAATCAAAAGTTTTGAGCGCGTCGGGAATGCACCCCACGCACTCAGAGTTGCGCTGCGATACGGACTGCGGCTAGGCTGGGACATATATACGAGATACAAGACGACGACAAGGGCTATACCGGTGAGGTAATCCATACTTACTATTAAAAAATATATTTAGAAATCATCACTATGCTCTTGTCTGTGAGCGACAAGAAAGTAGGCTTCATTTCAACCCCCCGAAGCATCGTAAACTTGAAATACATCAACTCCCTCTCCAACTCGTAGTCCATAATAAGCTTCTGAGCACTGTCAACGAGGTTGACCAACTCCTGGCAGTGGCTCACCTGGAGCCCGCTGTGATTCGCCTTATCCTCGACCGCGATGATGCGTCCGAGGATGGGGTGTAGAGAATCCATCTTGTTTTTGGTTTTTTAGTTTTCAAACTTGCCCGGGGGCGACACAGGCACCCTTTTTACTTGTTGTACGAGTTAAACTTGTTCAACTCATCCTGATATCCAGCAGGCAACGGGAACTCAATATAGGAGCTCCGCCTGCTGGTGAGGAAGAGGAAAACGATAATGGCCAAAAGAGTCAACAACGCAGCCTTCATTACGTTTTACTGAGATTTTCCTTTGGCGCCTCCTCCTCCTCGATATAGTCCTCCTCGATATAGTCCTCCTCAATATAGTCCTCCTCGGCATACTCCTCAGCCTTTGCCTCTGCTGGAGCCTTTGCCTCCTGGACCGGAGCCGCCTTCCGATACACATAGAAATAATAGTAAGCAAGTAGGGCCAGAACCACACCAATTGCAACCATATACTGAACCTCCATTACTAGTACATGAGTTTATTCTTCGTAATCTGAGGCGCAGTCATCCTCCTCTACATCCTCAAGGTCCTCATCCTCGAGTTCCTCATCATCAATGTCCTCCGTTTCGTCATCCGATGATGGTATATACTCTGTATCATCATCCATAAGAATAAATGCGCCTTCATCTCCTGGGACTGGCCTGTAGCCAATCTCTTGCTCGTCATCCGTCATCATATACTCGGTAATGTATTCGTCGTCGATATCATACGTATCATCCTCGTACCTCCAAATAGTACACCCCTTGTACTCATCCTCGGTCTTTGAGAGGTATTTGACCCTGAATGACGTGTCGCTGATGTTTTCTACAATTTTTGCCAAAAGCGACACGTTGCGAGCCTTGCCCACATCAGTCCAAACCTTTACAAGACTCATCTGGTGTCTGAACTGGTATTTTCTTTAGTTAGTTTTACGCATCTGCAATACGGGCACGTATCATTTGTATTGTGCCATGTGTATATACATCCTGCGTGATATTGGTGTGAGCACGGAAGTGTGCAGGTTTCGTCACCCAGTCCCAACTTGTCTAGACAGATGGAGCAGTTATCAGAGTGAGCATAACATGTGTCTAGATCTGAGAGGGATCGACACCGACACCGGCGCCCGGCACTGGCGACCGATGTACATCGACCCATCTACTTTGAATATGACCAGTATCTATAACTTAAAAACAAAACGAGCCAAGTAACTAATGGCAAGCCTGGCATACCCCCTTGTGAATGCAACAATGGCTAGGGGCTTGCCCTCTCTTCACAACGATTGTATTTGTTGTGCAGAGAGGAAAATGATTTATCAACTTCAAAGGTGCGCCACCAAGAGTGGGATATCCCAACACAAGCTGTCAGTCTGGATACACAGAAAGTACGGTCGGATGACTGTATGGCGGATGCGCAAGGATGGAGTCATGGGAATGTCACTGCCGTGCGTCTTGTGCCGAAAGCAACTTGACAAGTTTAGGATAGATTGGTGCGCGCATCTAGGCACGAATTGGTTTTCGAGTCGAGATGAGTTTCCTCCGATATCAAAGCCAACGACGAAGCAGCGCGCCATCTTGGGCTTTCAAAATTGTAAGATATAAGTAATGATACTTGCAATCGTGCTTGCACTTCTAGTGGCAATCCTATTGTATGTATATGTCATCAAGCCTCATCTTTCCTTTTCAGTTTCAAAGACTTTTCCAAAGCAGACTCAGCCCTCTTCAGAGGCTTTGACCGACGAAGCTTCAACTGCTCCCCCACCTGTACAGACTCTCGTATCGTCTGCAGTTTTGAAGCAGCAGAAGACGAAGATTGAGGAGCCGGTGCCGGAGTAAATGTATTTTCACTTGCTATACAGGAGTGAAATACAGAGTAGGGCATCTTAACCTCACACAGATCCTTTCGACAATCCCTAAACTCTTCTATGCTAAGCTTACCCCCAAAGACTGCAAGAGCTTCACGACTCATAGCAACCGGGCAAGGTATAATCTTACCATAGACCTCTCTGCGCATCATCGTAATAAACATCTGTCTCTCACCCATTCGAGGACCACCCTGGTCTATATTGTACTTTTTCATACAAGACCACGAGCAAAAGTAACCCATTGTATGAAAGGTCCGTTTGGCCTCTTCATATTTATATGGGTAGTTTAAGGGTTCACCTTCGAATGGGTGGCAGCACCACCAACACCATATACTCATTATTTATTGAGTCGGCGAACTCTTTATCATAAAAAATCCAATCGCTATCAAAATTAAAACTACTATTCCAATGAAATACATTTGTGGAATTCCAAATATTTTAGGATTGGACAACTGTTCAAGTCCTTTGGCGATTGCATTCTGTTGAGACAAAAGAGCCTCTGTTCCAGCCTGGGATGTTGCGGCTGCGTTTTCAGCCTGGGCCTTTGCGCTGTCCGGGTGTATTGCAACATCAATCTGTGCGGCAATCTCAGGATTCGCCTTTGCTTGCTCTTCCTGGATTTTCTTAGCCTGCTCTGCTACAACCTGCTGTGAAACCACAATAGCCGCATCTCCAACCTGCTTTTCAGCTACAGCCTGTTCAGTAGATGCTTGTGAGATTGCCATTTCCGCCTGCTGAACCTCATTTGTCGACTGATTCAGTTCAGCTAGGGCAGCCTGGCGTTCCTGATCATTCTGAGCGGCATTCACCTTTGCCTGTGCATTCTGCTGTTTCTTTTTGGCCTGTTCAGCCTTGATTTTAGCCATTACAGCTTTTTGGACTGCAGCCTTGACGGCAGCCTTGGCCACCTTCATAGCGACTGCGGCAGCTCCGCCCGCGCCTGGTATGAAATTGGCAGCCACGCTGGCAATCTGTCCAAGATTCTTGGCGATACAAGCAGCATCCTTGGGCTTACACTTGGCGAGAGCCTTTCCGGCCGTCACGACCGTCTCAGCTCCAGAGACGTGATAAAGAGCCTTTCCATAAGCCTTGGCAAACCCCTGAATACCACCTCGGCCAAACTCTTGCGGGTCAACTCCTAGGACAGACTTGCCAATCTGCGAAGTCACTTTGTTCAGTGCTCCACCTGATGCAGCATTGGCACCTCCATAAGCCATACCAACGGGACTTGCCGCAAGGGCCAACTTGGCCCCTGACATTGCAAGGTCACCCATCCCTTTGGCAATACATTTGGCATCTCCTGGCTTACACTTTCCAAGGGCTTTTCCTGCAGCCGCAACACCCTTCCCAGCGTTAACCACCTGCTTACCGATACCCTTGGCGCCTTTCTCAAGCGCCTTGCCAAATTGTTTTGGGCTGATCTTTTTAATCTTTAGACCCATACTGATATTATTGCGGAAAAAAATATATAATATATTAGATGAAAGGTCCTCGTCACACAGTAGTTACGCGAAGGTGGCCCGAACGATACTTTACGGGGTTGTCAAAACCAATGCGACTCGTGCGCGAAAAGGAGCTCCTGAAGAGACGCCGTACCCCCTATGCCAAGCTTGGACTAGCCAAGTCCAATACAATGGCGAAACCCAAAAAGTCCAAATGGACACAACTATTTCACAAGACATATCCCGGGTTGAAATTCAACAAGGCGGCCATAGCCCGTAAGACGGGCATAAGTCGCTCAACTCTCAACACGGTATACAACAGGGGGCTCAAGGCGTGGAAAACTGGAGGAAGCCGTGTAGGGGCAAATCCGCACCAATGGGCTACCGCGCGCGTATATAAATTTGTTCTCGTCACAAAGAAAAAGGCACCCAACACAAAGTTTGACCCCGACCAAAACTTGCGCTACTTTCTATAAAACTCGATTCTGGGCGTCCGTTTGGAAACTTTCTTTGGCTTATTTTTGGCCAACTTTGCTTCATCAATCACAGCCTTATTCAGTTCTGCGTCATACAGCAAAGCATCGGGAAGCTTATTCTCCATCTTGACAGAAAGTTTAGCTTTTCCAGCTCGATAAAGCTTAATCTTATAAAACATATACATAACTACCAATAGAACTCCTATGAATATGACACGAATGATTCCTCGTATCGTATCCAACATCTATAATATCATTGCTAGAAAAATATTGTAAGCCAAAAATGCCATTATACCAACAATGACTAGGTTCACAATCTTGTACTGAATCAAACTCGCCTTGTATCCAGCCTTGCGCTTCGCATCGGCAATCTTTTTGCCAAAGAGCTTACTGAATAGTTTCGATGCCAGTTTATTGATCATTGCTGGGATATTAGGCATCTTGGGCATCTTGGGCTTTCCAGGCTTTTTAATTTTAATACCCATATCTTAATTTCTGACAAGATTTAGTTTCCTGACGGCTTCATAAGCCATCAATTCATATGGGTGCTGAGCAGCCCCAACTGAAGATATACTGGAAGGGTTTAGTGACGTGTATATACCATCATACACCTTTCCTCTACGCGCATACGAGTTATTATCCTGATCAGGGTTTGCCCGGCGCATAGGGGCAGGCGCAATCTTTGCAAATCCACGAGTCGTGAGATAGACTCGAGCAGCCTCCGGATACAAACGCTGATAGACGTGTATCTTTTCATGTGCACACTGATCAACGGTCAACTCTCCCGACTTGGTGAATATGATATCTGACCGTGTATGTGGGAGACCCCCTTCATAGTCGACCGAACACTTGGCAAAGTTCCAAGGAATCCGGCAGATGACGTGAGGGTTGAGCCCCGGCACACAAAACAACTTTTTCAACAAGGCATCGGCCCTCTGCGCATTTTGCGCGAGTGCAACTTTCTCTTCATATGTAAAGTCATCTGCAGACTGTGCACACTGGATCCTGTAAGAATACCTGGAACGGACACCGCGCGCGACAAGGTCGGTCGGACTGAGGGTTGATATAAACCGGTCCTGGTCCTTGTCTATAAAGTCGTGGGTCTGCTTAGCAGTTAAAAAAGTCACGACCATTACTATTAGTAATGAAGATTGTATTTTGTCTTCCCGGTCGTGAGTATAGCCGCGAGTTTCTTCTGAGCTGGTCAGACTTGCTTGTGCAGACTATCAAGAGGGGCCATGAGGTGCTCATCTCCCAAAACTACTCGAGTGTCGTTCACTTTGCGCGAACCAGGTGCCTCGGCGGAAGCCTGATGAGTGGTATCCTGCAGAAGCCTTTCCAGGGTCAGATTGAGTACGACTATATGATGTGGATCGACTCTGATATGGTCTTCAACCCGGATGACTTTTTCAAGCTCCTAGACTCTCCCCACGATGTCACCTGCGGCACTTATATGATGCAGGATCTCAAGAATCTAGCCGCCGTCCGGAAGATGGATGTTGACTATTTCAAAAAGAATGGAACGTACGAGTTTATTACGCCCGAGACACTCAAGCAGGATGGTGAGCAGTATATGAAGGTGGATTATTCTGGGATGGGATGGATGCTCATCAAGTCTGGAGTTGTCGAGAAACTTCAGTATCCCTGGTTCACGTCCGAGACGCAGACTATTCTGGCCGACGACGGTTCGACAATTGTCGAACTGTACTCGGAGGATGTTACATTCTGCCTCGCACTTGCAAAGGTGGGTGTACCAATTATGCTCGATACCAACATTCGGGTCGGGCACCAAAAGCATATGATTATCTGAAGGGAAGGGGCGCAGCCCCTTGTTGCCGGCTCGGACCCTCATAGGGAAGGGGCGCAGCCCCTTGTTGCCGGCTCGGACCCTACGGGTCCGCTGGAGCTTCAAGCCCAAACTCAGCCTTGAGCTCATCTAAATTTCTATAATACCGCGCAAGGTCCTTTTTGAACCGCGCATCCTGTTTGGCTTCAGTCTTTACGAGCCACGCAAGATTCGCCTTTGAGTATTTCGTCTCTTTCTGATTCTCAGTCGGACGACGAGGCGTCTGCTTTTTCTTTACAGTCTTGACTGGTGCGGGGTTGTAACTCAGAGCCTGCATAACAGTATCAGCCAAGTCATCCTTTTTCTTGTGCGTCTCAAACGTCGGAATCCAATCCCGATTCACAGAATCGGTCGCCGTGATGAAACTGCGACACCGATCAACTGACGCCTTTTTTCGCTCAACGTAACGCGCCTTGCCCGGACCGGCTACATCCGGAATCTTATGGCGCGCATCGTATATAATCACATTCTTGTCGTGAATAAGGAAATAGGCGTGCAAAAAGTGCTCAACCGCCTTGATACCCCTATTCTTGTCGGGTTGTTTCTCAATCAGAACTGTATTTGCGTGAAGAGTCCAGGGACGCTCGTCCAGGTGTCTCTTCATACAAGGAAATATGCCATCTGCATGCATCGGCGGGATCCCAGCAACCTCCCAATTATGGATACGTTTCGTCACTGGGTCAATCATGCACATGGCGAGATTTTTGATGCCAACATCAATGCTGAGCAGCATTTAGTATTTATGGGCAATTTTCTTTAAGCGCAAGAGTGACAATATCATAGATACCAAATGTCCAAATACACTTGGATACCAAGGAACATTCATTACTTTATAAGAGTTTGAATCTCTTAACTGACAGCCTTTGTAATCTTAGCCTGGATCACCGTCTTGATGATGAAATACAAGAAGAATAGCACAAATAGAACAATCAGAGCCTTTTTCACCTTGTTGATCCACCAGTATGCAGCACCCTTGATAGCACCTCCAGTCTTTTTGGCGCCCGTGCGAGTAGTGGCCACGGCAGCATCACCAAGGTGACGGAGACGAGCCTGGACGGTTGTCTTCACACGCATGGTTGCGCTCCCAGTTGCAGCCCTGGTCACTGGGACGTTTGGCCGGATCCAGATGTCGTTACGCGTACGGGTCCGCTTGACATCATACTCACCATCGAAGGGTGTTCCAGAAATAACCACCTTGTCGGCCGTGTCAACTGCTACTGATGGACCATAATGGACATTAATCATATTACCCTGACCTTCTACAGGTCCCCACCGGTCGATATTATATGTAGTTCCATTCACGTGCTTCATGAGGGCCAGTGCAGTGGCGGCACCTGCACCTCCTGTAGTTGCAACTACAAGGCCAGCTCCTCCAACTTTGGCAACTTTGCGTAAAATAGTCATTATATTAATATTCATATAAAAAAAGTTCCGACAATGAAAGTTGCTCAGATACTTAAAGGATACCACGAAGAGGGGACCCGGAAATATATGACCCTCCTGATTGAGGGTGAAGTTTACAGAGTCAAAGTGCCATTCAGATATAACCGTGTCATGTGCCAGGTTGATGGTATCCGACCAGTCCAAGACTACAAAGCTGATGAAATTGTCATTGTCGAGATTGAGAAAAAGATGTGGGATGGTGAACTATTCTTCGTCTTAAAGTCTCTGCGTGAGGGGGTTTAAAAGATAAAAGACTCATTACTCTAGGATGATTACAAGGACAGGATATACTCTGAAAAAGAGTGACTGTCCACCAAATCTCAAGGCTGAACTCACAGTTCGGGCCATTGAGAATGCGGTAGGTATCCGACCAGAATCTTTCAAAGTTTTCCGAGAGACTGGCGACTACATCTGTATGCCAAAATACTTTGGTATCGAAAAGTTTGGACAAGCCGCAAAGGATACTCGACCGGAACCAGCCGTTGCCAATATTCCATTCTTGGCAAAACTCAAAAACTCGACAAACCAAGTGGAGGCTGTCGAGAAAGGTGTAGAGGCTCTCTCAACCATCGGTGGAGGTGTGCTATCTTTAGCGCCCGGTTTTGGCAAGACTATTTGTGCCCTCGCAATTGCAAGCCATTTTAAACGTAGAACGATGATTGTCGTTCACAAGGAGTTTTTGGCTGAGCAGTGGGAAAGTAGGATTCGGAGCTTCTGTCCGGGTATGACTATCGGTCGTGTCCAGCAAGATAAGTGCGAGGTCAACTGCGACTTTGTTATAGCCATGATCCAGACTTTGGCTCTGCGCGAACACAAAAAGTCAGACTTTGAGTCCATCGGACTCTTGATTGTTGACGAAGCTCATCACATCGGGTCGAGAGCGTTTTCACAGTCAATGTTCAAGTTGTGCCCTCGTTATACCCTTGGCCTCACAGCAACCCCAGACAGGAAGGATGGTCTGACCAGACTCTTGTACTGGTTTATGGGTCCAAACTTTTTGACGGTTGAACGAGAGAATCAGACAACGGTCAAGGTTCAACCCTTGCACTTTCACGCGGAAGAGTTTCGGAGGCCAGCACCGTGCAACCGGATGGGTACTTTGTCAATTGTGGACATTATCAACACCCTCGTCGAAATACCTGCGCGCAATCAACTCATCATCGAGACGGCTCTCAAGTGCAAGACGGAGAATAGAAAGATTCTCATCCTAAGCGACCGGAGGAACCACTGTTTGGAGATTGCCGATGCAGTCCCAGACTCTGGGATATACCTGGGCGGGATGAAGCAGACAGATCTCAATGAGAGTGCCAAGAAACAAGTCATCATAGGGACTTTTGCGCTCGCCCAAGAGGGGCTCGACATTCCGGAACTCGATACAATCATCTTGACAACTCCACACTCTGATGTGAAGCAAGCAGTTGGGCGCATCCTGCGCGAAACAAAAGGAAAGACAAATAATCCGGTAATCTATGATATCGTGGATCATTGGTCAATCTTGACGAATATGTACAATAAACGTTGTGCTATGTATAGGGAGGCGGGGTTTCTACCGGCTCTACCGCCACCTGTATGCCCGTTCAAAGCGGACCCGTAGAAAAAAGACTTATAGATAGTAGGTACTTAGTAGTAAATGGGTTACATATATAAGATTACTCACAAAGAATCCGGGCACGCTTATATAGGTCTAACAAAGCAAGAAACAGTCGAAAAAAGATGGAACCAACATATGAATGATCATGATGATAATTATTATTTTCATAATGCACTCAGACTTTATGGTGAAAATTCTTTCACATGGGAAATTCTCATTATATGTTTTGATGAAGATTTATCCTATTATGAGAAAGAATACATCAAAAAATATAATACAATAAGGCCCGATGGATACAACCTAACAGAAGGTGGTGAAAAAGGGTGGAAGCATCACCCTGATACAGTCGCTAAGATAAAATCTTCAAAGGCGGGAAAAGGTAATCATCGTACACCGGGCTTTAAAAATAGTGAAGATACCAAATCAAAAATGAGTGTGGCTCGAAAAGTATATTTAGATACACTTTCAGAAGATGAAAAGAGGCGCCAAATTGAAAAGGCACGTCTAACAAAATCTGGAAAACCAAACCACAAACGAGGAATACCAGTAGTTCAACTAAAAGATGGTATTAAAATAGCAGAATTTCCATCGAGCGCGGAAGCTGGGCGCAAAACTGGTATATTGTATAAGAATATTAATTCTGTATGTAATAATGGCGGTAAAAAATCGGCTGGAGGATATACATGGAAATTCTTGACAGACCTTACTCCATAAGAGCCATGAAAAATACAGCTCCGACGAAAAACATTACCAAATAGTTACATTCAGTATCTGGCGGGTTCCCAACCGGCACGTACTGGGCATAATGCGGAACAACTTCAGGCTCCAACTCCGCATAGTTGATCATTACTTATATATATGAAAAAGTATTTACAGCTCGAGTGTCACTGACTTTTTCTTCTTCGTCGCCTTTTTCTTGTCCCCTGCGACTGAGATCTCCTTTACATCGCCTGTACCAATCTCTGAGACAATGTCAGACAGGTTATCGGCATCCTCCACCCTGGGCTTTGTCCTGGTGCTGGATGGAGGTGGGGGCGCCATAAATCCACCCATAAGGGAGGATAGATCCATACCGGGAGGCTTCATCTCGCGGCGACCTGTCGATGGATCGACCGGTGTCGGGGGCCGAGGAGCTCCCTCACCACCGCCCTGGGACTTTGCAAGCGACTCCATAAGATTCTTCATCATTTCGGGGTTGACATTGTTCAGATTCGGGAGCTTTGACTTGAACATCGAGTTGGTCAGGTGGAACATCATAGCAGAACCACCCACCATCATAATCAGCTTCACCTCTGGGGCCATCGCCACCTTGTCCTTGTACTTGGCGTGCAACTCCTCGAACACAGTATCGTACTCGTCAATGTTGCGCATCATATCATCGGACCAACCCTCGAGCTGAACATCAAAGGGGTCGTACCGAGTATTGAGAAACTCGAGGCCAGTGACACAAGCCATCAGAATGCGCCGCTGAAACTTGACAGACTGATCAGTCTCAATCTGGTAGGTGATGCGCTTGTATTCTGTCCGGATCTCCTCGATGTTGCTATACATATTTATCCGGCCAGAGACATTGAAACCCTTTTTTTGAAGGCGGCTCAGCTTGTTTAGCAAATCAGCCTTTTCATCCTCGATAGACTTGTAGCCATCAGAAGGAACTTGAGCCGGACTAGGCTCGTAACCACCCTGGTCCTGGTCCTCATCAGGACCATCCTGACCATCCCACATCACAGGCCCCTCCATATTGTTTTGCTGGTTACTCTTGACAGGATTGAAGAGATCATCCATACCACCCATCTCCTGCTGCTGAGGAGGCATCATTGTAGTGGGCTCAGGCCTCCTAAATACAGGAGGCCTCTTGTTTACGGACACGGTCCTTTTCTCAGACGGCTTCATCTGGATCTCATCCATCAGCGCCTGCTCATTTACATTCAACTCAACACCACCCTTCCCATCTTCCAGTACGATATCCATATCTGAAGATATATGAGAAAGGAACTCTAAATCTTTAACGCACGAAAATATTATATCAGTTACTTTTAAAATGGCACTCAGCAATATGGTGAGTCATGCTCAAACCGGTGTTATACTAGGCCTCGTAGCTTTCCTTCTGTTTATGATGTTTGCTTCCAGGCGCAAGTCTTCCGGGTACCTGTCCCCGGTATCTATTAACGCCAAGTACACAAATACCCAGGATTTCAGCACCCTGCCCAACAACCTGTCTTGCGTTGTGGGCCCTGGGGAGTCTTCAGGCTACTATTCCCGTGGTCTGACCCCAGGTGGTCTTTGCGGCGATCAGAAGCTGATCCGCGAGCAGATGCGCGGATACCAGATCCTGTCTGGTGTGGGCGGTGGTCTCCTTGAGAAGTAAATTATCCTATCCAATCCCAACTTCGCCAATCTGTTTTTAGATTGATATGAAATCGATTCATGAAATCGTGAATAACATACAACCACACAGGCTCATCGTGGCCTGCAACTAGTCCGAGCTCCTGCAGTCTATCCAGTGAACGAATGAAAGATTCTTCAAGCCAGTGGGTATACTTCTTCGGCACAACCCACAAGTTACCCTGTATACACCACAAAGGCTGTTTTATAAATAGGAAGGGGTTATTCCAGTTATACGGACTTGTATTATTGTAATCACCCCACACAGATATAAAAGGTTCACCATCTGAATCATATCCAAACTTTCTAAAACTTGAAATCATAATCTTGTCATCAAGCACTTTTGAGGTTGACATTGGAAAAGGAACATCCGAGTCGTCTCTTGCATACCCAAAATCAATAAATGCATAATGAGTATAGTTTGGGAACATATCGCTCGCGCGCCGGGTAAAACACTCTTTGCTCGAAAGTGTCATTGAATAGTCTGCATTGATATACTCAACCCACGTCTCATATCTACCAATAATACTTTTAAACTTTGGATCATCCAGTATTTCTTGTTGCCTCTTTGTCATCCTTGGTATAAATGTATCTTCAACATCAAATGGATAAATCTTATCCAGACCCTCGATACGACTCGGGTCATCTATGTATAGTACCAAATTTGGATTCAAAGGTTTAACTATACGATGGAAGTACTTAAGATATTCATCAAATGTCCTTACTGATATGTCCCAATTATCTCGATTTATGTCTCTGAATGCGCTCACCCAAAGGACCCGTTTCTTTTTACGGAAAACTACAAAGTTATTACTCCCTTGATCTACATGTACATACTCAATCTCGTCAGGGCTAAGTGCTTTGATTGTTTCGACACAATCTATACTTATATCTTCTATAATATAGATTCCTCCAAGTTCAACATAATTCCATAAAGTTTTAAACGAAGTGATTTGATGATCGACCCAATGACTTCCATCATCGATGATGAAGTCTACAGACCCTATATTCTTCATAAGCTCGTAGAGTGAGTCTGGTGAACTCTGGTCAGCCACAAATGTCTTGATTCGGTCCTCTTCAAACATTACACTCGGCTCGATATCGCACGCATAAACTTGAGCATTTGGAAAGTAGTCTCTCCACATACGCATTGAAGCACCTGGCACATATCCACCATTTTCCCTAAAGTACTGTATCTTTGTAGACATTAGTGGGCAATTACCGACCCCAATTTCAAGCATCTTGCGCACATTGAAATTTCCGAGTATCTTGTCATAAAGGTGAGTATATGTATGCTCTCCTATTCTAGGACACTTATCAGCCCCATACTTGAATGCTAACCGACACAACTTTGTCTCGTAGTGAGTCTTGTACTGATGGACAACCGCGCGCTCCTTACTGTATTCTGGTAGACCAAGCTCACAACACTCTTCGCAGTACCCTATACTTCCTCCAAACTTGTATGTCAGATACGAGAGGACAATATCTGCATGAAGCCACTCGGGCTCCAGGCCTACGAGATGTTGACGCCAATCACCACTTGACATTTTTTTGAAAAACTCGGTTCGGAAGAAACATCCCCCGGATCCTGCATAATAGCGTCCATCCGGTAGTTTGGCATATGGGTTTGTTCCGCAAATGTCATATGTGAGCTTTGTTTTATCGACTATACGTTGATGAAGTACATCCTCCTCCTGCATCACAAAAAAATCACTATCAAACTGGTTGACAGCCTCAAAAAAGCGCTCGAGCCATGCGGCTGGTTCCTTCCAGCCGCATATTCCAATATTAACCTTGTATGTGTATTGAGCACCAAACTTGTTTGCAATCTTTTGCATACCTGGATCTCCTCCATCATTCACCATGATAACCTTGCCATCCGGATAATAATTCCTGTACGACTCGAGAGCCTTTTCAGCCGCAAATACCTGTGTATGACATGGAAAAAACGCATCTACAGTTTTGCTTGGTGGAAGACTGGGATAAGTTTTGCCAAAGTGACGCATCTTTCCAGATCCGCCATACCAACCATGAATAACAGACTCAAAGTACTCTTCGTACATCGGAGCAACCTTTTCGAGCGTGAAATTCTCACCCCAGGTTCGACAAGCTTGTGGTGAGATGTTGTGAATGTTGCGAGCGGCCCAAATCATATCAGGAAACGTCCGACACCTATATCCAGTCAGGCCGTGCAGATTGTTTTCGGCAAAGGTGCCCCAATCTGTGGAAATGACTGGCGTGCCCGATAGAAAGCTCTCAATCATAGTTCCGGCAAAGGGCTCGCAATATGTTGAAAGAATAAACACCGCCTTGGCATTCTTCATGAGAGTCTTGCGCTTATCGGCATCTGCATAACCCACATATTCCACGTGACTCGGCCATTCAGATAGCCCAATATCTCCGGGCTCACCCTGGCCGGCAATAACCAACTTGGCTCCAATATGTCCTGTAATATCTATAATCAGATCGAGACCTTTGGCCTTTGTAATCCGACCAAGATACAAAAAGTAGTCTGACTTTTGGTCACCAAACTCAAAGTCATTGACATCGAAATAGTTTGGGATGACACAATGATACCACGGCATATTTCCAGAATATTGAACTCGATCAAGTCCTAGATTGCAGTGCATAAGTGCATATGTCTCATAGATTCGGTAGTTTGCAAAGGCTTGAGAGTAACCTATTCCGGGCTCGACGACATAGACACCTGAAAGAGAATCACACACATACTTGTTCCCTTGGCCCCAAAATGCCAAAACAAAGTCATTAGGCTGTTGGCGCTTTTTTATTTCAGCTATAGCATTCTCATTATATGTCTGGTAAGCCTCATCCCTCATATCAAATTTGAAGTTTTTGACGTGCCAATCATAGTCCCCGTAAACCTTGTTATATATGTCCCTGGTAATTACAGTCACGTGCTCTGTGCAATTTACTTTGGAATCCTCGTGGCCATAATGGATAGTCGTATGACCGCGCTTAGTCATCATATCGCAAAACTTTAGAACTTTTTGGGTAAACGCGCAAGCTACATAGTCTTTATTAGTTATTGTATGAGGAACTGCTAATATATGGAATCTCATTACAAATGTAAGCGTGGTATTCTTTAAAACAAAATATTACTCAATTATATAATGTATAACATCACAAATCTAGGCGGTGGTGCAGGGGGCCCTGGCACTACAGGACCAACCGGCCCAACTGGCCCAAGAGGAACAACCGGCCCTACTGGTCCGAGTGGAGCTGGAACAACCGGCCCTACTGGTCCGAGTGGAGCTGGAACAACCGGTCCTACTGGTCCGAGTGGAGCTGGAACAACCGGAGAGACTGGCCCGACAGGTCCAACTGGCGCACGCGGCACAGACGGTGCAGCCGGTGCAGCCGGTATAAACGGTACAAACGGTACAAACGGAGAGACTGGTCCGACAGGTCCAACCGGAGAGACTGGCCCGACTGGACCAACCGGAGAGACTGGCCCGACAGGTCCAACCGGAGAGACTGGCCCGACAGGTCCTACCGGTCTCGGTTTTCAAGCCTTAATAACCAACGATCCTATATTTTTTCCAACATCTGGTTCAGTCACAATTACAAATTTGAGTCCTATTTCCACTTTATCAGCTTATACAGTTGGTCAGTTTGTTAGAGCATTTGTGACATCCGATCCACCTACATACCGGGTTGGTACAATAACTTCCTTTTCTGGTTCTGGTATGCTATTATCTATTGCTGGGTATGGTGGCAGTGGTGAGGATATTTACTATGGAATAACAGTTATTGGAGACGGTATGATAGGTCCGACAGGACAAACTGGTCCAAGAGGTCCGACAGGGCCGACTGGTCCAAGAGGTCCGACAGGACCAACCGGCGGAACTGGTGCAACTGGACCAACTGGAGGAACCGGCGCGACTGGCCCAACCGGAGGAACAGGCGCAACGGGACCAACTGGACCGACCGGAGGAACTGGTGCGACTGGCCCAACTGGTCCGACCGGAGGAACTGGTGCGACTGGTCCAACAGGTCCGACCGGGGGAACCGGAGCAACTGGTCCGACTGGTCCGACCGGAGGAACCGGAGCAACTGGGCCGACTGGTCCGACCGGAGGAACTGGTGCAACTGGGCCAACAGGTCCGACCGGAGGAACTGGAGCGACTGGTCCGACTGGTCCGACCGGAGGAACCGGAGCAACTGGGCCAACAGGTCCGACCGGGGGAACTGGTGCGACTGGTCCGACTGGTCCGACCGGGGGAACCGGAGCGACTGGTCTGACTGGTCTTGGTTTTACAGCTCTAACTTCAACTTCCGCCGCGTTTATTGCTTCATCAGGAGACAAAATTTTTACAGTAAATCTTTCTGTAACTGCAACAGCCTATGCAGTTGGACAGATTGTAAAGGTTTCATCTACGACCTCACCCTCAACAGTATATATGATTGGAACAATAACAGCTTTCACAGGCACATCTCTCACTGTAACTATGATATCAAGTCTTGGTAGTGGATCATACGGAAGTTGGACAATTAGTGATACTGGAGCGATCGGTGCAACTGGACCGACCGGAGGAACTGGTGCGACTGGCCCAACTGGTCCGACCGGAGGAACTGGTGCGACTGGCCCAACTGGTCCGACCGGAGGAACTGGTGCGACTGGCCCAACTGGTCCGACCGGAGGAACTGGTGCAACGGGACCAACTGGACCGACCGGAGGAACT